TATCCATGTATACCATTCATGCTCATTTTCATAATTCTCTTCACAAATATTTTTTGCTTCCATAGTAGCACCTGTATTGGAATTATTACACATCGTAGCATCCGTATCATAATTATGTATATCATAATAAGAATTGAGCAGAACTGAATTAGTTGAAGCACCCATTACTTGAGTACCTTGTATTAGTGGGTATTGACTCGTTACGCTAATAATGTTGCAACCAATATTGTCTTCACTGCCAGGGTTTGCATTTGTACCAACGGTACTCGGAAGTGAATCAGCACGATATAAAGGATTACAATTGTCATCTACTGCCCCGATACTTTTTAATCCTTCACACACATTCCACCATGTTTCATTGTCTGTATTACCACTTAACGGATTCATCCAATAGTTGTATCCATTATCTATAAAATATTGAGATTTAAAAATAGCACTTGTTTCAGTTTTATTTTCAGATGCAGGGGCTAGTTGAGTTAAAGTTTCCCAAACAGATGATGGACAATATTGTGGATTGGGTACACATGCTCCAATTTCTCCTATACCCATTACGAGTGCTGGGTCCATATTATCACTTTCATTTAAACCAGTCATAGTATCAATATATGAACAAAATGAAAAAGGTGAAAAATCAGTTTTGTGGCCACCATAAACTACACCTTCGTGATTAACACTATCCCACATCAAGTCTTTTGAAGCTATTTCCCATGTCTCTGTTAACGCATAATCTTGAAATTGAGTTTTGATTTCAGATGGTGTCCATTCCCAGACCCACTTTTCCCATTTTTTTGGTTCACCAGGATTCTCGGCCGTCATTCCTGCATTCTTTAATTGTTTTCCGCTATGAGTTAGATGTGATGCTGGTAATTGAAACACTTCAAGATATTGCCAAGCTGCGGCTTGGGATGCGTAAAAATATGCAAAAGGATGATAAATAAAACTTTCATCTCTATATTTAGGTAAGTGTCTGCCTATGCTTCTGCAGTTTTTTGAAAATTGTTCCGTGCTAACACCACTACTCCATTCTTGTTCAAAAAGAGGATTTAAGAATGTATAGTCGTCTTTAAATGCATATGCAGTACTAAAATCATTTAGGCCACCAGTTCCATATCTAGGATAGGCTAAATTTTCTTCAAATCTTGTCATGCCCCATGGCCATAAGTTCACACATTGTATACAAGCATCATGCAAATCGTCTTCAGTAGGTTCAGGTTTCCATTCATATGGTAGTATTGTGTCTATTTTTCGTTGAATAGTTTTATTTGCAGCATCAATTGAGACTATACCATTTTTATTAAAATAATTTACACCATCCAGTACTAAACCTACTACTCTCGTTATATCCGTCCACATATCAACTTGTAAATGAATTATTCCTACACCAGAGTCAAACCAAACATCTTCTTCTTTTGCAATAGCTATTGTAGGAATTCCGCTAAGTGATGTGCCTGAGGCATAATATTGCATATAAGGTGATTTAGCCATTGTATCAGCTCCATCAGGGTTGGGAGATGACTGATTAAAAGCATATGGTACTTTTACTCCCAATTCATAGTATGTTTTACCTGGTACTACATCAATATAATGACCATTATAATTTGTCGGAGTGAATCCCGATGCTTCTGCTGGCACCCATGTGGTTGGGTGCCCCCAAATTTCGTGATTTTGATAGGGTCTACTCATATCAAAAACTTTGTCAGTAAAATATGATTCTTGGCCTATCTTTGCCATATGACCAGGTAAACCCCATGTATTTGCAAATATATAAACACCACTTTCATCAGTATTTGTATCTGTAGTAAAATCAGGAAAAGCTGTAAAAGCTCTGTTACCGGTTTCATGGTCCATTGGGTAGTTGTTATTCTTATTATCTGTAGGGAAATTATGGCCTGTGGGTGCACCACCTTGTGCTAGTCCCAATAATACTGAATAATTCTGTGGTTTTAAATTAAAGGCCTGTTCAACATCTTGTTCATTTGATGAGACTCCACTACCTGGTAAAAATGCAACAGTTAAAGTATACATTTCATATCCATCATCCAAATTTACAACTGCATTTACTTTTAAACCGAGTGCAAATCTAGGAGCATGCCATTTATGTTCTTCTAAAGTTAGTTCTTCTAATTTTTTGTTAATCACTTGATAGTAATCAACTACCTTTTTTAATTCTCTATGATGAGTATCAATTCTCTGAACTACATTGTCATACTTACCTCCTTGACCTCTCTCATTGTTTGTTACGCCATATTTACCTTTTGCCATGTCTTCTAGTATACCTTCAACATAACCATCTGGAGCTTTATAACCAATAGCTCCATCACCAGGCATAACAGAACTATGTCTAGGACTCGTCATAAATAAAGCCATCCAATACCCATACATCGCTGATACACCACTACCATCTGTGGCCACATAGTCATCATTATAAGCCCTTTTTGCTTTAAAACTTTTTGCCCATGCTATACTTTGTAATTGTGCTTCTGTTAATTTTGCCATTTTTTAATTCCAGTCTATAACTTTTATTGGTTTACCATACATACTATAATTATTTGATAACCTACTTCCTTTGGTTTTCAATCCACGGTCTGCATGTTCTTTAGTCAAACCACTTACCATCTGAGAATTTATTTTTTTACTATAACCAGATATGACTCCGTTATAAAGGTCTGCTTTTGCTTCTGCATTTATCCTAAATTGTGCTTCTATAGAAGTTTCCCAGTCATTTCCAAATTTGTGTGTTATTTTTGTAACTTGAAAATATGTAATTCCTTGATATTTTTCAGGTAAATAGTCTATTGTAAATATATCACCATTTGTTATTCCTGCTATACCTTTAAGACTCAAACTACATTTTAACGGTATAATCGTAGAATGCATAGTAGCAAAAAATTCGCTTGTGGCTTCTGCCATTTTTTCAGCTGCATCTCCACTTACTAAATTGTATCCAAATTCTAGTTCCTCTTTTTCTTCTTTTGCAAGTCTTTTAGTTCTTCCTTCTTCATCTTGATAATAATTTGTAACTACTGTAGTAGTGTTTTTAGCAGTCGATATTACATGTTTAGCAGTGTTTACAGGTAGACCTGCTGATGGTTTTGCAAATTTTATAGGTTTAAATTTTTTCGTATTAAAAATTGCACCTTCAGAAAATTTTTCACGAACTCTTTTGTCTCTTTCTAAGCCTGTTAAAAGTAATCTATCAGAAGCAACCTGGCCTTGTTCTGGTAAATAAACTACATCGATGTCTTTAATAGTAGATACTAAATCAGTTTTAACTTGTTCTGCTATTTTAAGTGCAAGTATAGCATCTATATGACCATCACCTGCGGTAATTTTTTTTTGACCTGACATAGATTGTATTGCAATCATGCTGTTCATTGCACCTTTAGGCGTGGTTAATGACAAATCAAAATTAGTTACGATTGAATTTTTTGAAAACGGTTTAAATGTAAAAATTTCATCGTAATCATATTTTTTAATTTTAAGATTTTTGTTTTGAGATTTAACATGTTTAATAGGTAAACAATTTATATCAACTACACCTATTTTTGTACCATCTTCATTTGAAAGTAATTGTAAATCAATTATATCGTTAGAATCCTTTTTTATTTCCTTGAAAATGTATTCTAATATCTTCTCAGTTGTTTCACTTTTTTTAACAGCACTTTTAATCAATTCAACACTGATAAACATTTCTCTTAACGGAAATATATTTTTAGCTAAAAAATCTTTCTTAAAAACTTTTAACAAGTGGTCTCTTGCTTTATCACCTGCCCCGGTATCAGACGCATCAAGAATCCTTGAATTAAAATAATTTTGTTCAACTCCATAAATTTTATCTAAACTGTTTTTAGTTAATTCATTATTTTTAAATAATTTACTATACATATTTAGAGGTGAGTTAGGATTTGCTACATTGTTATAACTTTCTTCTGATAATAAACCTACTATCACTTCTTTACCTAAACTAGAATTATCTGATAAATTCGGATATAAATATGATAAATTTTTTCCAACCTTTTCTGCGTCTTCATAAGATTGTCTAAGAAACAAACTATCAGTATAGTTTATATAAGTTTTTTTTGAATCAAATTTAGTTGCAAAATTTGATTCTTCGGAACCTTTTCCTGCAAGTTCAGAAGCATTCATTGCATTACCAAATTCTAAATTTAATATTTTATCCTCAAAAAATCCATAACTAACATAAAGTTGTTTTGCATCTGCACCATACAATGTTTTTACATGACCCTTAATTGATTTTTCAAGTAAGTCCGCGTCTTCATTGCTCTTATAGTAAGTATCAAAATCGGTTTTCATACCGGTTGAAAGTGCAGATTGCCAATAAACTCCTGTTACAACACTCAACACACCAGGTGAATTTGCGTCAACACCATGAGTAGTACCTCCGGATAAATATCTGTCGGCAAAAATATTAGCAAGCAGTCTTTGATTGTCTCTAGATTGTGGTGTTCCATCATCATCTTCAGATGATATAATTGTGGCTCCTTCTGAAGTATCTTGGATAAAATTAGAAGCATATTTAATAATATCTAATTCTAAGTATTTCAATATCCTATTTTTTTGCACAGCGTCAGGTTTATGGTCTAAAAGTGCATAATTCTTAGAAGCAAATGTAAGTGAACATTCAATAGTACCGTCATCTTTAAATTTTGTGTCAAATTTTGTAACTTGGCCCATCAAAACTTCCATCTCACCATAATTTTCACCAATAACACCATCTCTGCCCCAATCTTTACCAAACAACACTTCTTCTACTCTCGATGAACCATATTTCGTTTTAAGGTTCTTTTTTTCTGNTTCATCAAAAAAGAATCTTGGGTCATACAAATCTGTATGAAGACTGCTCCACCCGAAATCAACAAAAACTTGTGCACCAGGAGTTAAAAAATACCTTGAATAAATTGCTTCATAATCATGAAAATTATGTACAACAAAAGTTACTTCAGTTTTTTTCATCAAACCTAATGGCCCTATTGTAGTTGACCTTACATTTGTTATACCGGCTGGTGGTTTAAGATATTCATTGAATCCAGCACCTTGTAATGCCTGTACTTCACCTTCTTCAGGAACATATAAACCTAAAAATTTTTCTTCTATTATATCAGATTGTTTTTGTACTGTTTTATTAGGTGTTGTTCTTCTTTTTCCATTTNCACTCCAAAAATTATTAAAAGCATGATTACCTATCTCATAAACCTGAACTGCAGCTGATTTAGCTTCTCTTATTTGCCAACCTGGACCTTGAGTACCATCTTCAAATGTCATATTTTGTTTTTCAACGGCATACCTTTTAATACCACCAGAACTAACTTTTTTTGATGTATCTATTTTTAAAATTTGTTCTTGAAGATTATTTAATGCTTCAAGGTCTTTCTGAAATTCTTTGGTAGCTTTATTTGCTGTGGAATCTAAAGATTGTTTTTGTTCACGATATTTTTGTACTTTTTTATCATAATCTGCCTTTGATACTTGTCCTTTTGCACCTGGTACATCTGCATATTGTCGAACCTCTATTGCTGTCCACATTCTGACCCATGGTGTTCGAGTGGACGGGTCAATTTGGCCACCAAACTGTGCCATATGTTCTTTACCTAAAACTTCATCATAAGTGTTTTTTGAACTAGGGTCTAACCCACCAGAATATTTACCTATTCTTGTTTCATTTGGTTTAACAGCAACCTTACCTGAACCATCGTGAGCTAAGTCTTGTCTTGCCCTTAATTTTGCTTGTATTTTTTTATCAATTGGAGCTCCAAAAACTCTACTGTTGATTGACATATTATAAACCTCTTGCTAATTCTGTATTAATAGATATCCTTAATGAAGTACCTGGTATTAAATTATTTGTAGATATATTATTCGTATGAGCTATAAACCACCATAATTTGGGAGTACCATAAAATTGCTGTGATAAAGTATCTAACCTATCACCATCAGTAGTTATTATAAAAATATCATCATCTGTTTCTGAAATTTTTTCGTACAAAGTTGTTCCATATGCATCTTTACCTTTTTTATTATATTCAGGTGAATTTTTAATTCTTTTTATACTAGTATTTCTATATCTTGACATTTTTATTCCTCTTTTAATTATGATGATACAAATTCTTCAATACCTTCTTCCATGATACCATAAAATCTATCACCTAGCCCCGGTGGACCTACAGTAGCGTGTATCACTTGAAAACCTATTGTTGCTGTAATATATTTAGGAACTCTTTTACCTTGTTCATGTTCCCAAGTGGCTTCTTCTGGAACTGAGTAACTTAAACTTTTTATAAAACCTGGAAGTTCTCTTCCTTTTGAACCATATAATTCTCCTATTCTTAATTTTGCTAATGGTGGTATCATTCTTGTTTTGGCAACTTTATTGACCCCCTCCTTAGTTNTAAATAATCTATCTGCTTTATATTTGGGATATGCCATTGATGTCAATCTGTCCATTTTTATATAAATAGCTTTTAATTCATCTTTTGTGAATGCATATAATTTTACACTAAAATTAATTAATCTCTCTGCACCTTTATAAGTATAAACTGGTTCACTTCTACCTATATAATTACCACTATTCCATTCAGGAGATACATCTTCTGTAATAGAATCTAAATATGCTCTAAATATTACATATGTGTTATCTCTTAAATCTTTAAAATAAAATGGCATACCATGCTCACTTGATTCGACATCTTCTATTTTTTTAATTGCTGTAGCACCTTTGGCCTTACCATATGAATTTGCTGCTTTTTTAAGTTTATCAAGTGTATTTTCTTTAGGTTCTTTGTTTGTTGAATCTTCATCTTTTGTTTCAATATTTTCGTTAGGGTCAGAAGCTTTAGCTTTTTTATCATCTTTGTCTTTATCAAATGATAGTTTAATACTGTTTGTATTTTCTGGTACACCTGCTGTCGTAAATATATCTCCTTTAAGACCATCTTGACTACCAAACATACTAGTTACTGAACTGAAAAATCCAGGGTCACCAGTCGGGTTTATAGAAGTATTGACATTCTGTTTAGGTTTACCTCCTAATGTAGATAAATATCCAGGTGAACGAGTTCCTGGTTGACCAAAGTCGTGTCCCGTACCTTTGTGTAATATTGCGGTAGATGAGAATAAATCTGCTATAGGATTTTTTGTTAAAGGTCTATTAACATTGAGAATAGCACTTGCCACAGGAATCTGTCCTACATCTTCATAACGACCAACACCTAAAGCTCTTGAAGTTGTTGGCCATGCTTTTGCAAGTCTTATTTTTGCACCAATATTAACATTCACACCACCAATAACGATACCAGGTAACAGAGGTAGATAATTAAATCGTTGTGAACCAAAACCTAATGCAAGAAATCCTCCAAAATTGTCTAAACTTCCTCCAGCTATATGATTTACATAGGCAAGTACACCTCTTTTTGCTTCGTCTACTTTCCACTTTTTACCAGCATCACTATCTAAAAACAGTTTAAGTCTTGATGCATCTCTTTTTTTAGCATCACTTTGTCTTACTCTGCTCATTTCACTTCTACTAGCAAAATCACCTTCAGCATCATTGACACCAACAATAGTGTAAGGTTCGTTTATTTCACTACTTCTATTCCCACCATTATAATTATATCTAAAAGCACTAGATTGGTATCGAATACTTAAATTTGATAAATCTAAATTAGAGTAATAACCTACATCTCTCGATTTCATTATTCCATCACTACCTGCACCACCAACAGACTGATATAAAGTATCATATTGATTCATATCAGCAAGAGATGTTTTTCTTAATACAGAATCTTCTCCTACATCATCTGTATGAAGACCTAAATTAGGACTTATTGTCCTGTAACCCAGCCCGTAATATGAACCTAAAGCAAATTTATTGGTATGATGTAAATTTTTAGGATAAGTACCTGAAGATATTGGTATTTGATTTGGTGTTGTTTTTGCAAGAGAATTTGTAGTTATTTCATTTTCATCTGCATCTAAAACTGGTGTTCCACCTACAGTCTCACCTATTGAACTGTAATACCATTGAGATGTATAACTTAATGGTGAATCATATCCTGCTTGTGCACTATATTTATTGTCGTCTGATATAACAGTACTTGTTCCATAATTACTTTCATATCTTGCTTTCATCAAAACGCCTGGAAATTGAAAGTTTTTACCGACTAAATAATCACCAGTTTCATTTGGAATAAAATTACTACCATTATATTTAGATGGAATTGAAGTCTCAAAACCTGTACTGNTGTCATCAGTTAAACTTGGATTAGTACCATTCGCACCAAATCCAAGTGGCATACTCCAAAGTAAAGAGCTTTGTTTCATATATCCTAATCCATCACTACCTATATTTTTAATATATTTTGATGCTCCTTTACTATTATTACTAGTAGGGGAAGGAAGCATTCCTCTTGTAAAGCCAGATATTGCAAATTCTTCTTCTGCGGCATTTGCAAATGTAATAAGTCCAGTACCCCAATTCTGATTATTATATTCACCAGAAAAGAAATCTATACTTTGAGGGTCTGTTGGGCCGTCTCCTGGTAAACCTATCCTATCACCTGTACCCCAGTATGAATAACCTGTTACTCCTGTTCTTAAAGGATTTGTTGCATTCTGTGTTAATGTAGGAGTTTTTGTTAATAAACTATCACCTATTGTTGTTACTTCAAATGGTGTTTGTGAACCTTCATTGTCTGCAAGATTGTGTAGTCCAGGAGTGTCTAAATTCAAATTATCTGATGCATATGTACTTTGTGGTGCATCAAAATCTAGATTAGAGTTACTACCTATACTAACACCCGGTGACACTTCTGATTCGTGCCTACCTTGAACAGGTGATTGATTTGTTCCTGCTCCTTGAGCAAAAATACTTGATAAGTTACTCAATCCACTTGTTTCAGAGCTACTCATTTAAATCTCCCATTTATCTTTTTTAAGATGCAGTTCTAACAACCGCCTCACCGACAGATTCACCTATCGTTGTTGGTGTTAGTCCTACTGTTTGTAGTGCTGTTATAAAACCTTCTTGCATATCTTTTTTTGAAATTTGGTTCTCAGCCATTTTTTCCATTGCCGCTGTTTGTTTTTGTTGATTTGCAGCCATTCTGCTCTGACTTTCAGTATTACCTCCTGATTTACTTCCTTTTGGACCCGTAGTCAATATTGCAGTATCATCTGCTCTTCCCTCATAGAGTCCACCACCTCTTGATGGTGGTAATGCAACGACTGGTCCTGATGGGTCTGACATCATATCACCTACTTTGTAACTATTTGCTAATGCAACCATACCACCTATTGCAGCTCCTGCTCCTACGAGACCTAGCCCAAAAGGAATTTTTGCTAATGACCCTATAATACTCCAAATAGCTAACGCCATCTGTTTACCTGCTAATATTACGGACCTAGCAATCAGTACCCCCATTATTTTCGATACACCACCCATTGATTTTTCAAATTTTAATATACCTTCTACCATCCAGTTAATAGCTCCCATAATAGAATCCATATAAGGCCCAATAGTAGTTTGTAAATTGGAGGCTAAAGTTGCAAAACCATTAATTATTGATTGTAAATTACTGATTGTGTCTTCTCCTAACATTTCGGCTATACCAGGAGTTTCAGCTATTTCTTCTTCTATCGCTTGTGATTCTTCTTGTTTACCTACAAACTTAGCTAACTCTTCAACACCAACTCCAATAGAGTCTGCTAGTGCTTGCCTTTGGAGTGCATTTAATTTATTAAATTCTTCTTCATCACCTAACTGACCTACAATTTCTGTCATGGCACCTTCGATGTCATTGTTTAGTGATAATTCTCTTGCTTTTTGAAAGTTTAATTGTCTTCCAATCATCAATGAGGCTTCCATTTCTTTTTCAATAGAAGTTTCAAAGTCAAGTAATCCTTTAGCAATTTTCGAAGTGGTTTGTAAATTTGTTCCTAATTTTTTAGCCTGTATGGCTGCTTTCATTACATTTTTACCACCATCTTTTGAGAATGCTGCAAAAACTTCAGCTGATTTTGCTACATCTTCCATCACAGCACCAGGAGCTACTCCAGCCTGTACTGCTAAATATTCTGCTCCTTTTGCAAGATTTATTGCAGCTTCAGATGATAAGTTAGAATATGTCATCAAGTTACCAACAGCAGCTGCTCCTGTTTCTGCACTAACTCCCATAGCTTTTGAGGCCTCACCTACTGCAAATGCCATACCTGATGCCTCTTTAAATCCTATACCAAAGTTTACTGCCATCTGCTCTGATATTTTTCCTGCCGTACCTGCTTCGAAACCTAATTTTCTCAGATTATTATCTGCGTCCATAAGGTCATCTTTAAATTCTTTAACTCCCATTGCACCAAATGAATTACCTATTGCATCAAGTCGTTTAGAATAACCTTTTAGTATTGCAAATCCAGCCATTAGCCCAGCTGTAGTCGCTGCTGCTTTTGCACCTATCTGACCATAAACCCCTTGAATTTTTTTAAGAACACCAAGTTGTGGAAACAAACTACTCATTTGATTATCAAGTTCACCAGTTATATTTTTTTGTAATTCTAGTTTGTCTATATCAACAGTTAATGATTTTTTCTTGTTGACTAAATCTGTAATTGTATTTTTTAAAATTCTTTTATCTGTTGCACCTGACTTGGTTTTTGTTTGTGCAATAGCGTCTTCTATTGTTTTTAATGCGTCTTTTTTTCCTGCTAGTTGGTCTGCAGCTGATAATGCACTATTTTCTGCTTTAAGAGATTGTTCTAATGCTCTTACTCTGTCTTTGGTTAAATCAGTTAATTTACCAGATTGTTGTACTTCTTTTTCTAACAATACAGCACTGGCTTGAGTTAATTGATTATTAGACTCAAGAGCTTTTCTGATATTTTCAAGTGCTATTTGTTTTTGTTTGAGGTTGGCCAATTAATCACTCCTAAAAAAAGTCTGACAATTTATTTGTTTTAAATTTAAAAGGTTTTGCTTTAGGGTCTAGTTGTTTGAGCCGTGCGTTCATGCTGGCTTCCAAATCTTTAGTATCTTTATTAATTTTGTTAAGTTTACTTAATAAAGTTTTATTCTTTTTAAGTTTTGATGTTTTTATATATTTTGTTAATTTATCAAATAAACCTTCAGAAAGGATATTTGATACATTCATATATGATTTTTTCTTTTTCATTTTACACTCCAAAAGATGCAGTTATTCATATATAAATATCTAGCTTGTTAAAAAAACTATTACTTTAGATTGGTTTAATAGAACGCATGTTAGGTTTTTTAGATTTTTTACTTCGAATTTTATCTATTTCTTGTTGTTCTTTTTTCTTCACACTAACAAGTTTTCGCATATAAAATTTTCGTAGATAGACCGGCATTCTATATACATCGGAATGAGTAAATCCAGCTCCATAAAACACTAGATTAAATATTTCATTGTGAATTTCTTGTTGATGTTTAGGCCTTAGGCCAAAAAAACCCTACGGTCATTGGTATAGCTACCTCGACCGTATCTCCTTCTATTTCTACTTGTTGTTTTAATACTATATCAGGTGAAATTCTTTCTAGTTCTTGTCTAAAAAATAAAGAGTCTCTTGCCAACATATTTTGTGCTAATGCATTTTTTGTAGCAGCATCATCTTTACCATCCACAGAAACAATAACATATCTTAATCTCGTTGTGAGTTCTGGTGCATATTCTACTCCAGTACTTTCAATATTTTTAAGTTCTTTTTCAATTGCTCTTTCATCTGCACCTGTCAATATTTTAAATTTTAATTTTTGTTTTGAAATAGGTAATTCCATTTCAAATTCATTTTTTTCAGTAGTTTCTGGTGGTGCTTTAAAAGGACATTTTGTTAAATCAAATGTATGTGTAAATTCAACACCTGTTTTAGGGTTAGGAACTTCACAAATATACTCAGGTCCATAAGCTAATATTCTAGCTGCTACCATAACTGCATTTTTATCACCTAAAATTAAATCATCTGTTTTAACTCCTGGTGTAAGTATTAGTGAATTAATTAATCTATCTAATGCCACACCCTTTTTCAGTAAATTTGTAGATGTGAGAATATCCTCCTCTTTAGCCGTCATATATTTAATATCTAATTTACCACTTCGTAAAACTGATTCTTCTGGATATAATAAACCTTTACTTGGTAAATCAATAGTTTCATATGGATACCCGTAAGTGTTTTCTGGTCGTTCAGTGTTTGTTTCTTCTGACATTTATAACCCTCCTGTTGTTACTTAGACTCTGATACTGATGCCTTTCTGTAACCAGTAACTAATTTTTTAATTTCACCGATAGCTTTTCTTGCTCTACTACCAGCTGCTTTGTTGCCTTTTTCTGTGAATGTTGAATGATTATCTTCAAATTCAGTAAAAAGTTCTTTTATATCATTATATAATTTGTCTGTTGACATAACTTTTTCTCCTATACTTCGGTAGCTCTTTTGAACCATCCGAACCAAAATCTTTCTTGTTCTGGTTTCTTAATAACTAAATTAGCAAATCGTAATACACGATAAGCTCTTACTCTATCTAATTCTACATTTTGTACTGCTCTTAATGTTGCTGGGCCCACACCACCATCTACTTCTATTTTATCTCTATTCTTAGCATTTGCAGCTCTCTGTAATACTTTAACAGCACCACCTCTACCAAAGTTTACACACATATCGAAATAGATATGTCGTAAATGTGGTGGCATTTCATCACATTTTGCAGGTCTCCAATAATCTTGATGATATATCTTTTTAGCCTGTTCTTTTGTGAGATTTTTAATGTCGACATCTGGATAAAACTTCTTTGTTATACCAAAGTTTGTTTCACCACCCCTGTCGTGTGGGTCATTTACATAACCGCCTTCGTGTTTTAAAACATCTTCTATTATTTCGTTAAATGTTGTTTTCATAAAAACCTTTCTCTAAATCATATATAAATATATATATAATAAAAAATCCCCAACAAAAAGTTGAGGATTTTGTTATTTTTTTATATATGCTGATTAGAATTGTAGTATTGCGTAATCATATCTCAATGTTACAGTGATTTCCACAGGGTCAGATGAATCAAAGGCCATATCACCGAAATTAGCTACTTGTATATATGCACCTTTAAGAGTCCATTCTTCTACTATATCACCTACAGGACCTAAAACATTAAATGTTACATCTTTTTTATAAAAATCTGAATATCCATCTCTACCAGTTACAGATTCGTGAGATAATCTTATCCACTCCATCACTGCTTGTGCAGATGAAGGAACAATTGGGTCATATAAAGTTATATCTAATGTTTGCCATCTACCCTTACCTTTAACATATCTTGTTACATTCATATGCTCAAGTACAACTTCATCAAAATCAATTTGTGGTCTGTTTACAGCTTTAATAGTGTAAGCAGGTATACCATCAATTTGCATTATAAATCTATTTTTGAGTTTTGGCTCAAAGGGTGTAAACATCACATCATTAGCATCAATTAATTCTGCCATTATATTTCTCCTGTTGTATAATAAAAACTTCTCTTATATAAATATTAACTTTATTAAAAAATAGTGTTAAATATTGTAAATTACCTATTCAGGAAATGAAGCTCCTGTAGGTTGTACTGTAAAGTCTAATACAATAAATTCAGCAGTTCTTGTTGGTTGAACAAATATTTGACCATATAAGATATTTCTATCTACGATATCTGGTGTATTGTTTGAGCTATCCATCACAACTTTAAATTCATTTAATCCACTTCCAACTCTCACATCTTCTAAAAACGGATTAACTATTGATAAAAATCTTTTTCTAGTTTTTGTGTTATTCTGTTCAAATACTAAGAAACGAGATGTGCTAGCAATAAATTTCTTTAATCTAATAAGTAATCGTCTTACATTAACCCTGTCAAGTGCTGAAGCTTTTCTTTGTAAAGTTTTTTGTCCAAATAAACATACTCCTTGACCAGGAAATGTAGCTACTGGATTAACGCTTGAATCATATAAGTCATCTCTATCTTTTTGTAGTAATACTCTTTCTGCAGATTGTGCTGTAGTTATAGTTCCTCTATTTAAGCCAGCTGGAGCGAACCATTCTTCAGATACTTTATCATTAAAAGTATAAACACCTGCAGTTGCTACTGACGGTGGTACCCAAGACATTTTACCTAACCTATTGTTTGCTAATTTGACCCAAGGCCAATACATTGCTGCATAACTTGAATCTCTTGTTTCAGCTTCTGTTTTTGCATCTGTAACAGACGAACCATGAGCAACAGGGTCAATAACTGTAAAACAATCTCCTCTGGATTCACACATATCTATTGCTTTTGCTGCTATAGAAGAATGGTATGAATTAGAAGTACCTTCACCTGAAATTATACCTGGTAAGAATAATAAATTTATATCATACTCATCTTGATTTGCCAAAAGATTTATTGCTTTTTCATATGAAGCAGAACCTGTATCTGTCGTTGATGCATGTAAATATAAACCTTGTGAATTTATGTTTATATTCTCACTAAATTTTTGTGGATGTTGGATAGCTCCATTACTACCACCATTGAATGCACCATGGAAAGAACCACTACCAAGTGCTGGTAATGATGCTGATGCAGCATTTAATCTTATATTTCCATTTTCATCTAAATAATTTGGTGTATCAGTAACATTTGATACATAGACAAATTTACTTTTTACAGGATATTCTCCATAAGCCTGTATATATGGTTCTGCTGTAGTACCTGCAATATCATAATATTGATTACCGATTCTTTTTGCTATATAATTATTAGCATTAGGGTCAAGAGATAAGTCATTCCAAGTTTCGAAAATTTCTTTTCTATTGTCAATATCTGTACCTTTTCTTATTAAAAGAGTAAATGTACCTTTTTTTACATTTACATTCGATACTTCATATCTAAGATTATCTTCACTACCAGATGTTAATATATTTTTATTACCTGCTAAAGAAAAACTACCTGTGAAATCATCATATGATGATAAAATTGATGAAGGTGGTCTATTGTTAAATATTTCTCCAGCTACTTTAGTATTTAATGTGAATGCTGTTCCTGTATCCTCTAAAGTACCCCATCTTGTTGTAATTGAAGCACTATCAGCTGAGTCAGCTGATATTTCTCCAAAGCTTGAACTTAAATCATTATAAAATTTACTAGAAGAGACTGTTGTTAAAGTTACAATATCACTAGCAAGTTCAACTTTAACACCGGAAAAATTTCTTTTACCTAGAGTTGTAAATGCATCAGATGTATCTGAACTACCAGTAATATTTGGATTAAATTTCATACTTGCTGATGCAGCAAAGTTTTTAGCTATTTCATTGGCAGTACTACCTGTTATTGCATTTAC